TTGGCAGCAGCAAGCTTATGATAATAACGGATTACCTAGCAAAGGTGATGGTGAGTTTGATGATATGACTGATGCTGGTAGTTATCCAGTTTATTATCATTTTCCAATTAAACACAATAAAGTGTTTACTACTACGGTAGGCGGAACAGCGTATGCTTAGAAGACAGTTTATAAAGTGTATGGGAGTTGGTTTAGCTTATATAATATTCCCTGTTAAACTTGAAGGTGATTATACTCTTACTAGAAGCTTTTATGTACGTATTAATGATGAAATTACTTTCTTTACTACTCCAGAGTATATTATAGAAGAAGTATCTAGTTGCGGTAAATATATTAATAAGCTTGATTGTAAAACTGTTGTAGAAGAAATAGACAATAGAACAAAGAAAGTTTATGTCTATGAAAATAAATATGCTTACTTGCAGAAAGTTAAGCAAAATAAAGTAATGCGATTTTCAGTTATTGCAGAAGCTGACAGTGGAACTCACAGTGATATAGAAATTACTGGAAAGAGGCACATATGAATAGCGAAGTATACGATGCTTTAATTGAATTATTTCCTGAGTTAAAAGATTTAAAAATTAGAATTTTAAATTTATACATGGAATCAGGAAAAATTCCAGAATTGACAATAACGCATATGGTTACTGAGGAAAACAAGATAAGAAAGTTTGATAAAAAATTCAAAATAACTGAGGTACTATAATGAACAATGTAGATTCATTTCATCCGCAGTATAACACAAACAGATTAACAGAATGGTCTAAAATGGAGGATGTTTGTACTTCAGAGACGCATATGCACTCTAAAAAGGAAACTTATATCAAAAAGCTTACTAAGATGAGTGATACATCTTATGAAGCTTATGTTGATAGAGCAGAGTTTCCTATGTTTACTAAGCATGCTCTTGATTCTTTTGTCGGAATGGCAATGAGAAAAGAGTTGTTGATTAGTGGTATTGATGTAGATCATGAGTTTCTAAAAAATTGTGATGGTAAAGGAACTACTCTTAAACAGTATTGTAATAAATTAGTTAGAAATTATCTTCAGTTTGGTAGGTGTGGTACTTTAGTAGACATGCCTAAAGCTGATCCTAATCAATCTATTGCATTGGCTGAAGCTAAAAACATAAAAACTAAGCTTTTATCCTATGATCATGCGTCTATTATAAATTGGAAGACAAATACAGTTAATAATCAAGACGTATTAACTCTGGTTGTTCTTGAAGAAGAAGTGGATGTGTCAGAAGATGAGTTTACTCATAATATACAACCTCAATATCGTGTTCTTAAATTAGAAGACGGTGAATATGTACAAAAAGTATATGATCACGAGAAAAAATTAGTAGAATTTGTCAAGCCAACTATGAAAGGTAAAGCTTTAAACTTTATACCATTCATTATTCATGGTGGTTATGACATCAAATCTCCTATCATGCTACCGATAGCAGAACAGAATATACACTGGTATCAAAAAGATGCTGACTATCAGCATGGTTTACATTATACGGCTCTACCTACTCCTTGGACAACTGGGGTTGATGCTGACGATGAAAATGCGCCTCAAACAATCGGGCCAACTGAACTTTGGTACTTGCCAGAAGGTGCAACTTGCGGTATGCTTGAGTTTACTGGTAAGGGATTATCAGAAATTGCTAAGTCAATGGATAAGACAATGACAAATATTACTGTATTGTCTTCTCAAATTCTTGTTCCTAAGAATACTTTTGATGAAACAGCAACAGCAGCTAGCATACGAAACGCTACTGAAACAGCTTCTTTAAGTAGCCTAGTATCTGATTTAAGTGTTGAAATTACTCTAGCTGTAACTATAGCTGCAAAATGGGGTAGATTTTATAAAGATGATATTTCAGTTGAAATAAACTCTGACTTTATACCGCTTACACTTTCAGGTGCTGATGTATCTGCTTATGTATCAGCAGTTCTTAAAGAAGGTTTCTCTAAGAAAACGCTGTTTGAACTTCTCAAGCGTGGGGAAATTATAGAAGGTGATAGACAGTTTGAAGATGAAATGTCAGATATTAAGAAAGAATCTGAAGAAAGAATGGAAAAAGAAATTGAGCTTCAAGAAAGACTTTCACAGGTTGAAGCTAAACTTGCTGAAATGTCTAAGAAGGATGAATCTACTAAAGCTGAAGGAGATACGACTAGCGGTGATATAAAAAATAGAAGAACACAAGGTGAGGCAGTAGAGCCAGAAGCTAATTCTGGTATTAAAAAGTCGAAAGACAATAACACCACCACAGGAGAGTAAAAATGGATGAGTTAGAAAAATTGAAATCAGAAAACGAAAGTCTTGTTAACAAGAACAAAGAACTTCTTAAAGACCTTAAAAGTGTTAAGGAAACTGTTAAGGAGTTTGAAGGTATTGATCTTGATAGCTTGAAAAACGCTAGTACAGAGTTAGAGACTTTGAAAAAAGAAAAGCTTGAAAGTGAAGGTGAGTATAAAAAGCTTCATGAAAAAGCTGTAGCAGACCATGCTAAGGAAATAGAAAAATTAACAAGTAAAGCAAGTGATCTTCAAAGTAAGCTTGATAATAATGTTAAAAAGAACGCTCTTAGTAGTGCTCTATTAGGGCTTGATCTTATTCCTGAGCTTAGAGATTCAGCAATTAATCTTATTCTTCCAGAAGTTGGGTTAACTGACGATGGAGAGGCATTAATAGGAGATAAGAAAGTGAGTGATTACGTTAAAACTTGGTCTGAAGGTGACGTGGGTAAACATTTCCTTAAAAGTGGTGATTCAGGGGGTGATGGTAAAGGCAGCGGTGGAAAAGGTTCTGTACCAGAAGCAAGATTTTTTGATAAGACAAGCCCGGACCATTCTATTACTGAACAGTCAAAGCTTGCAAACGCTAATCCAGCCCTTTATAAGGAATTAAAGGCTAAGTATGCGTAATCATTGAAAATCTTTTTTCTTGCTTTTTCTTTTGGTATTTCGTATACTATTGAAAATATGGGAGAATATAGAAAGATGGTGTCTTTCTTATTCTAAGGTATGAGTGAAACAGGTAGTGCCTGTTTTACGCTTCGCTTGTGGCGGCATCCAATTACGGGTGTCGCCATTTTTCTTTTATAGGAGAAACAACTATGGCAACTGTTCAACTCTCAGATGTATACAATCCTCTGGTATTTAATGCTGAAGTAGATGAGAAAGCTACTGAACTTAATGCTTTTATTCAATCTGGTGTAATGGTAAGCAATCCTGAGATTGATGCAATGGCTTCAGTAGGTGGTAGGATAGGTGAGCTTCCTTTCTTTGGTCCTCTTTCTACTTCTGGTGAGCCTAACTATTCAACCGATGATCCAGATAGTGATTCTGTACCTGCTAAAATCACTGGTAAGAAAATGATCTATCGACTTGCCTCTATGAACAAGTCATGGTCAACTATGGATTTGGCTCGTGAGCTTGCACTTAAAGACCCGCTTGCTGCTATCACATCCAAAGTCGGTGGTTATTGGGCTACAATGATTGAAAAGCGTGTTATTCAATCTTGTATGGGTATTCTTGCAGATAATGATGCTAATGATTCTGATGATATGTTCTATAGTATAGCAACAGATTCTTCTGATTCTGTTACTGATGGAGAACGCATTAGTGCTGAAGCTGTTCTTATGGCAAAACAGACTTTAGGTGATCATGCTGATAAGCTTTCAGCTATCGCAATGCATTCCGTTTGCTATACAAGACTTCAAGTTCTTAATCTTATTGATTACATTCCTAACTCTCAGGGTGTTGTAAATATCCCTACTTATCTTGGCTATCGTGTAATTGTTGACGACAGTATGCCAGCAGTAGCAGGTGATAATAGAATCACTTATACTTCTATTCTGTTTACTTCTGGAGCAATAGAACATGGTAATGGTAGGATAGCTACTCCTTCTGAGCTTGAAAGAAAACCTGCCGCCGGTGATGGTGGTGGTCAGGATATTATTCATTCTCGTAAATCTGAAATCATTCATCCTTATGGATTTCAGTTTACTTCTTCTGATGTGTCTGATAATGGCTATTCTGCAACTCTTGCTGAACTTGCTGCTGCTGCTAACTGGGATCGTGTAGTTGATCGTAAAAACGTTGGTATTGCTTTCCTTAAAACTAACGGATAAGTTTTTAGTAATTAAAATGAATCTAAATCTAAGCTAGGTTGAGAAATCAGCCTAGCTTTTATCTAGTTTTTAGGAGGATAAAATATGGGAGCTATTAAAGCTTTGGGACTTCCTTTAGGGAGTGCTGGTTCAAAATCAATAAATAAAAAGATACCTACTTCAGGAACTCCTGTTTGTTCTGTAAAAGCACAAGGTACTCTTTCAATGGCAACTAAGCCTACTGCTGATGATACTCTTACTATCGGTGGTGTTACTTATACATTTGTTGCGTCACCTGCTGCTGCTGGTGATGTTGCAATAGGCGCAGCGGTGGCTAACTCACAAGAAAATCTTGTTACAGCTATTAATGATGGAGATTCTTTTAATGATCCGCATCCACTCGTAACAGTAGCTGATTTTTCTACTAATGACATGGTTATTACGGCTAACTCTTCAGGAACTGCCGGAAATGATATAGCCACTACTGAAACATTTGATGCTGCTGGTAACGTTTTTGATGCTACTAAACTCGGAACGACTACGGCAGGTGTGAATGGTACTGATGGTGAAATAGGAGATATGTTGATTGATGATACTTATCTCTATATCTGTGTTGCTAAAAGAGAAGACGCTGGTAATTGGCGTCGTATTACTCTTGGTAATGCCTACTAAAATCTTCAATAGGAGGTTTTAGCATGGTAATAGGAGATTTGAGCATGGTGACTAAGGCAAAATCAGCGACAACTAAAAAAGTTGTTAAAAAAGAAGTAAAAGTTGAAGAAAAGCCAAAAAGAAAATCAGTAGATAATGCTGATATTACTCTTTGTAATCTTGTAGCTTCTGGTAAGAGTGTTCAAGAAGCAAGGAAAATTCTTGAAGGTTAAGATATGAATACCGCTATAATCACAGCCGATGAATCTGATACTATATTAGCTCAATACACATCATGGACAGCTTTGCTTGACCCTAAAAAAGAGTTTTTTATTGCAAGAGCTTCTATTTATGCTCAAACAAAATGGTCTTGTGTTGATATAGTATTTGAAGGTGATGACGAAAACATACCTGATGAAATAAAAGAAGCTGTTGCATATTATGCTTATGCTGATTATAGCGGTAATCTTTTTGGTGATGTGGCTATATCTACTATTAAAGCTGGCAAACTAAAATCTAAGCGTGAAAAACTAGGAGAACTTGAAGAAGAAATATCTTATTTTCTATCAGGTAATCAATTGACTTCATCAGCTAAGTCTCTCGGTTATCCTGATACTTTAATGAAAGTTTATTGTACAAAAGAATCAATTAATTCTGAGCTTATAAGAGTATGAACGAAGCAAGTGCAAAAGCATTAGCTACTGTATTAGTAAATAAATTTTCTATTGGCAAAGTTACTTTCATGTCAATTGGAGCAGAAACTTATAACGCTATAACTGGTGCTACTTCTAGGGCAACAACAAACTTATTAGTAGAAGCAGCCTGGATAGCATTTGAAGAAGAAAAAGCATTAACTTACGGAACTTATAAAGCAGCATTAGTAATTGCAGGTGAATCTTTAGGAACTACAAAGCCTAAAAGAGGCGACAAAATATTAAATACAAAAGGTAACACTTATATTATAAATGAAGTAACTTATGATCAATATGGTGCTGCTTACTATTTATATACGGATCAAATAGCATGGGCGTAGGATTTAAAGCACAGCTTACTAGAGAGTATAGAAAATGGAGAACTACATTTAACAGAAGAGTAGAAACAGCAGCTTATATGTCATGGCAAACTGCTGTTTATATGACACCTGTTAAAACAGGATTACTTAGATATAGTTGGAAATTAAGAACTTCAAAAAGTTATTATGTTCCAAAAGAAGTTAAATATCAAGGATCAAGAATTTATCCAGACCCTGATTATCCTGTGTTTAGTTTTAACTGTGACTATGACAGAAACGTTTATATTTATAACAACGTAAGATATGCCCCTTATGTACATTACAAAGCTTGGCATGAACCCACAGTAAGAGAAGCTAGAAGTGTTTTTCTTGACCATATAGAGGCAAGTAGGTAATGTTGGATTATACTGAAGTAAGAAGATCAATAGAGACACTACTTGATACTGAATTAACTTCTCTAACTGTCATATTTGAGAACACAAAACTTTCTGATACTAAACAAGCTCATGTTACTTTAACTGATGCTGATGTTAAGTCTGAAAAGTTATCAATGACAGAGAATGTTTATAAAGTAACTGGTATTCTAACTTTTCACATATTTACAGAAAGTGGTACTGGAACTGAATTGGCAAGAGAAACAGCTTCTGAAATAATAAGTCTTTTGGAAGCTTCAGATATTGCGTTTAAAGAATTTACTTTTTCAAGTGTAGGTAAAACAGAAGAGAATTACCTATATCATCACAAGTTGTCTGCTCCTTACGATTATGTATACGGGCAGAATACTTAAACCTGTTAGGAGGAATTAATCATGGCACTTAAAGCTAATCCTGTTAACTTTGTACTTGCTCAGAACGCAGCAGTAGTTCTTCATGCTGGTAAAAGCACCGAGAAACTTGTAAGAGGTTTGCAAGGTATGGGGCTTTGCTTGGGCTTTACAATGGAAACTCAAACTATCGCTGAAATGGGTAGACGTATCGCTCTTAAAGCGCCGTCTGGAGGTGAGTACGAAGAAACAACTGTAAATTATAACTTTATTCCTGGCGATGCTTCTCTTGAAGAATTTAGGGATGCTGCTATTAACTCAACTAAACTTAATGATATTCGTTTGTATGTAAAACAGGGATGTGATTTTTCTGCTCCTGATCTTATAAGCGATAGTGCATCTGGATTATATGTAGGTTCAATGTCTGATCCTTCGGTAGATAGTCCTAACGGTCTTTTTACTGGATCATTGAACTACATGCCTGGTGGTGCATTTGTTTTGTTTATTGCTCATAAAGTTGGAGTAGACCTTACTTATACCGCTGCTACTAGAACACTTGCGTCTGCTTCTAGTGATTTTGTATCTGCTGGTTTTGAAGAAGGTGATACACTTATTCTAGATTACGCTGACGATAACGATCCACTTTACTTGCAAGCTGCATCAGTATCAGCCGGTTCAATAGTATTTACAGAAGATGTAGGGGATGTAGCAACACTATCTTCTGATTTCAGTGGTATCGCTACTACAGCACTTCATGGAGCTACTCCACTTGTAGTAACTGGCTATTCAGGGATTGATAGTTGTGATTAATCTCTTTGCCTCGCCCGGATTCCTCTTAGTGTCCTTCTGTGGTGGGAGGATATCTAAGGGGATGAAGGGTTAAATTAAAACTCCCACCATAAGAGGAAAAACAAAATGAGACTTACTGCAGAAAGAACAAAAAGAGTAGATATTCCTAACGATCCTGATGGTGCTTATGTAATAATGCGTAATTTGTCGCTTGAAGAAGTTGCTCGTATAGAGCAGGATCATATGATAATTACAGACAAAGAAGTTAGAACAGCTAAGTTTGTGGATCGTGACGGTAATTTTGCAAGAGAGTGTCTTAAAGATTGGGGAAACTTCTTTGATGAAAGTGGTAAAGAAATGAAGTTTACTCAAAGAAACATTGAAAAAGCTGCTGCCCTTTCTATCCGTATTGATGAAAGAGCTGTTCGGTTCTTTTCGTGGGTAAATGAAGAAAGGGAAAAATTTGCTGAGGAAATTGAAAAAGAAGAGGAGTCAGCAAGAAAAAACTCCTAGAACTCGGAACTTGGTTTGGTGATTCTAAAAGATTACCATGTGGCTCTGTAAAAAATCCGGAGCCAGGAACGTGTCGCTATATTTATGGTGATATGCATCCACCTTGTTTCGGGTGCTTTCCTCAGATTCATCAGTATAATGAGTCCATTCTGGCATTATACAATCTTGTTGGGGATCAATACATAATGGGGTCAAACGGCCCCATTTGTATTAATCTTTTAGCTATCGGATATGTTTTTGATAACATTTGTGAAGTGGATGATAGGCTTTATTTCATAAATAGATTAAAAACACTTACCAATGCAATCATAAAAAAGATGAATCAATCGGATAATAATAAAAATGGCTGAATTATACTTAGATATAAAACTCTCTGGATTAGATGAAGCTCAAAAAGCTATTGATGATTTAGGTGATGAAGGTGAAGAACTTGAAAAGCTGTTTAAAAAGATAGGTTCTGCAACTCATTTTACTAAGTTAATAAGAACTCTTGAAGAAGTAAAAGAATATGGCGTTTCTACTAAGTCTATTTATACAGAAGCAAATAAAAGACTTAAAGAAATGGTAAATATGTTTAAAAACATAACTTCAGAGGAAACTAAGCAAATAACATCAGCCAAGAAGCAATTAGCATTAGAAAACCAATATAACGATGCAGTAGAAAAACGTGCAAAACTTTTAGCTAGATTAAATGTTAAAGAAGGTACTTCAGGATCACCGCTTGAAAATCAGGCAGCTAAAAGAATAAGAAATTTAGAAAAAGAAAATGATTTACTTCAGCAAAGACTTGATAAAGATAAGCTAGCATTAAAAGCAAGACAAGATAATGCAAGAAAAATGGCAGCTTTACAAGCTGAAGCTCTTAGAATGAATA